GAAAAACATCATGCGCTCGGCATTACGTGCTGGTGCGCGAGTCATTGCAAACGAGGCAAAGGCCAATGTTCCGGTGGGCGATGGTGACCTGAAGCGCAGCATCAAGGTTTCAACCGGTGGCAAGCGTGGAAACGTGTATGCCAAGGTCAAGGCCGGCGATCAGAAGGCCTGGTATTACCGCTTCGTTGAGTTCGGTACCGCTGCTCATACAATCCAGCCAAAAAACAAGAAAGCGCTGTTCTTCAATGGCGGATTTGCGCACTCAGTGGTTCACCCCGGCGCAAAAGCAAAGCCGTTCATGCGTCCTGCTCTCGATAGCAAGTCGGGTGAAGCGATTCAGGCCGTTGGCGAGCAGATTCGCAAACGGTTGAACAAGGCGGGAATCGAAACGCCGGCTATTCTGGAGATCGACGATGAAAGCTGAAGCCGCAATCCGCGCACTTCTGATTGCTCATGCTCCATTGATTGCGCAGGTGCCGGCAACACGCATACTGCCGGGCCTGATTCCGCTTGGCACAGTTTTGCCGGCCATCGCTTACAACCTCATCAGCGGGGTGCCCCAGAAGAGCATCGACATGAGTACACAGATTGTCCGCGCTCGCATCCAGGTGAGCGTTCAGACGAAAACGTATCCGCAGCAGAAACAGATTATTGAACTGATCAAGGCGGCATGCGATGCCAAACAAGGCACGATTGCTGGGTATCACATTGATAGTGTCATGGCCGACATCGATGGGCCAGACTTACGAGATGATGACGCCGGCATATACATGCAGACGGTCGATTTCATCGTCAAATATTAGCATCACGAAGTAGCACCGAACGCCCGCATTTGCGGGCTTTTTTATGCCCGCAACCAACCCGCCCAGTGCGGGTTTTTCATAAGGAGTAACGAAAATGCCAGTAGGTACCGTAGCCGGTGTGAACATCGGCATCACTGCATCGCAACCTGCAACTTACAACGTGGCAGGCTATGTCGCTTTGACATTCACCAACATCGGTGAAATCACTGATGGCGGAGAACATGGCCGCACCTATGCGCTGGTAACGCATAACCCCATTGATTCTCGCGGCACCCAGAAATTCAAGGGCAGCTTCAACGAAGGCCAAAAGACGCTGCAGCTTGCACTGGACAGCGACGACGCAGGCCAGATCCTGCTCAAGACCGCGATGGACGATGACGCTGACTACAGCTTTGAGGTTTCCTACCCAAACGGGGACAAGGACTACTTCCAAGCCAAGGTCATGAGCTACCGCAAGGCAACTGGCGGCGTCGACAGCATGATCACTGCCACTGTCGACCTTGAAATCACGACCAACAGCGATGGCGTAGGCATCGTCGAAAGCCTCGCAACCTAATCCGGCGAAAGCCGTACCTCGCACCGGCCTGGCTCCATCTCCCTTTCGCGGGGAGTGTGAGCCGGGCACGGGCAATCTGTTTCAACAACCGCGAAAGGCATTAACAAAATGGACATCCGCAAATTTGCTGTCGAGGAAACCAGCGTCATTCATCTGCGCTCTGCTGACGACGAACTGATGTATACCGATGAGAAGGACCCAAAGCCCGTTGAAATCGTGCTTTACGGCCCTGGCTCAAAGCAATTCAACAAGGCGCAAGCCGCCCAGCAGGCAAAGCTCATGGACCTGCTGCGAAAGAAGGGAAAGTCTCAGCGCTCCGCACAAGATGCGGCAGAAGATCAAGCCGAGTTCCTGGCCGCGTGCACCAAAGAATTTCGCAATATCGAATATGACGGCCTGAAGGGTGATGAGCTGTACAAGGCGGTCTACTCCGATTTGTCGCTGGGCTTTATTCCAGACCAGGTGAATAAATACCTCGGCGATTGGGCCAATTTCACCAAGCCTGCATCGAAGAAATAACCGATTACGTGCGGGTCTGGGCATGGCTTATTGCCGTGCCGGACAAGCAGGAAAAATCGAGACTGCAGCAGCAGATCGATGCAGGCAATGAAATAAAGCTGCCGGAAGTGACAGCTCCTTATCTTCTGCAGCATTTGTTCGACATCGGCCCGACCTATCCCGGCGCAATGGGAGCAGTCGGGCTTCCTTTTTCGGAAATCGAATCATGGCAGCGGCAGTCTGGAATAGAGCTGTTGCCGTGGGAAATACAGGCGATTCGCAACGCCTCAATTGAGTATGCCAGCCAGCTTGCGGCATCGCATGACCCTGAGTGCCCTTCGCCCTCGAAGGTGGTTGAGCAGGATCCGGTAAAGCTGTCGAAGCACATCAAGAGCATTTTGAGAGGCCGATAGAAGATAATCAGTGGCATTTCGCTTAGTTGTAATTGATGAGATAATGCGCGCCATGGCCGTCGCACTCACCAAGGGACAAGAGCTCATTGACGTAGTGAATCAGATCGATTCACAGCTTCAATATGAGAACCCGTTCTTATGGAGATCAAAGATTACCGCTGTTGTTCGAGAGGCTGAAGCTTTACTTCCCCATGATGTTGTACCAGCTTCGGTAGTCTTGGGGATGGTCGCATGCCTGCGAAACGATCTTTCTGAAATGCGGTCTAGGCATGAGAATGCTATTCGTAATGCGCCTAGCAATGGCTTTGTGATCTTCAACTATGCACAATCGCTTCGCAAAACTGGCTTCTATTCTGAGGCGGCTGTATATTTTGAGAAATCTCTGAGATATTGCTTTGACCAAGCGAGGCAGCTTGAAGTCACAACTTATAACTACATGTTGTTGGGACGGTGGGATATAGCACAGACTTTCTACGATCGCTATCGTATAGTCGCACCAGAAGATAGACTCAAGGCCGAGGTCACATTGGCACAACTGAATAATTTTTTGCATGAAAATGAAATTCCCGCAGAAGATGTAGCGAGGATTCGTACGGCTGCAAATGACTTTCTGCTGTCTCGTGGCCAATTCTCTGAGACTGCAGTTGAGATTACCGGTGTATCTTCAGGCGCCGACTTCCTCTATTGGAAAATTCCCGTAAGGGCTACTCGCGAGACGATCAGAGAGCTCAACAGTGGTTTAGCCGACTACTTGTCCGAACAATTCGAAGAGTTGTATGCGGATCGCCTTGTGATAGCCTTCACGGAGAAGAAGTAATGGCGGTAACGCCCAATGACTTTCATACCTTCGCTTTAGCTACAGGTGAAAGCGATGACGAAGTAACAGTTCGAACAGCAATCAGCCGGTCCTACTATGCAGCTCATCATGTCGCGAAGGCAATTGCTGCAAATTTGCCAATGGTGGTATTTCAAGGAAAGCCTGGCTCACACGAACAAGTGATACAAACTCTGACCAAGCAGATGAATTCATATCCCAAAGCGGCACAGTTGCGAGCCTTTGGATATGTGTTGGCTCAAATGAAGGGCAATCGTTGTGATGCTGACTATGAGCTAGGAATCGACATAGACAGGAACCACTTCCAAACACAGGTGGATGATTACGATAATTTCAAGGTAAAACTTGCTGCGCTGTAGCAGCGATGCTTAACAGAAGCCCGCCATGAGCGGGTCCATGAAGCTCACTTCAGTGGGCTTTTTTTCTATATACGGAAGGAAGAACATGCAGGTTGGTTCGCTAATCATTGATTTGCGCGCTGACATCGCTCGCCTGCAGTCCGACATGGACCGTGCAAACAAGACTGTCAGCGGTGCGATGCAGAGGATTGAAGCGCAAGCGAAGATGGCCATGCGGGCTCTTGGCGGTATCGTCGGTGCCTTGGGAGTGCGAGAGCTCATCAATGCGACGGATACCTACACCAAACTGACGGCGCAGTTGAAGTTGGCAACCAAAAGCGCAGAGGAGTATGCCCAGGCTTACAGCAATGTCCAGCGTATAGCTCGAAGTGCTCAAGTTGACCTCTCTGCCACGGCTCAGATTTACGCTCGCCTATCAAACGCCCTGCGCGACACTGGCGCCAGCCAAAAGCAAGTTTCCGACATATCAGAAACCATATCTCTTGCCTTGCGCGTAAACGGGGCAACGGCAACAGAAACCGCTTCCGCCATGCTGCAGCTCGCGCAGGCCTTCGGTTCTGGCCGGTTGGCTGGTGAGGAATTTCGCGCCGTGTCTGAAGCTGCACCAGGTTTGTTGCGCGAGCTTGCGAGAGCAATCGGCGTTCCTGTTGGCGCTCTCAAGGAAATGGCGAAAGAAGGCAAGCTGACCACAGACGTTCTGGCAAACGCATGGACGAATCCTGAATACCTCGCCGGCCTGCGTGAGCAAGTCAAGGAAGTGCAGACAATGGGAAGCGCTCTCACTGTCTTGCGGAACAACTTCACGACTCTCGTCGGAAAGATGAGCGAAGCGAGCGGCACAGGCTCCGCCGTAGGGAAAACTATTCTTTGGGTTGCCGACAACATGGCCTTTCTGGCTGATGCAATTTTCGCCACTGCAGAGGTTGTTGCCGTCTTGGAAAAGAGCCTTCTTGCGGCTGGCCATAATTTCATCCAACTTCTCAAGATGGCTGCACTAGGCGCAAATCCCATGCTTGCGCTTATCAACAAGGATGAAATTGTAAGCACCTTCAATGAACTGAAGGCATTCAATCAGGCTTATGCCGATGACATGCGGTCAGTATTCGACAAGAGCTTCACTCAGTTCCGAGATTCATTGAAAGCCGCGCGGGATGACACTTCCCTGCCATTTGACGATAAGCCGGTCAAGGCTCTGGGCCAGTCCATTGACCAGACCGCGGAGAAGGCTGAAAAGCTGCGTCAAAAAATTGACCTGTCTGATCTCCAAAAAGAAATCGACTTTGAAGAGGAAATGCGCGAAACCAGAGAGCGGATTAAGTATGAAGAATCCGTGAACGCCAAAAAGCAACTCGAGAAGGCAGAAAAAGAACGCGCCGACTTCATCATGAAGCGCAATCAGGAAATCTCCGACGAATACCTGCGCACGGTCAAGGAACAGAATG